TCGATCTGTTCGCCCGTCTCGATGTCGTAGACCAGTTTCGTTGACATGGCGTTCCTTTAGGCCGGTAACCCGTACAGCGTCACGCGGGAGCCGGTCGAGAAATTGTCAGCGAAGGGGAAGAGGCGTACCCCCTTGATAGCGACAGTGTTACGCCAGAATCCGGTGGCAGCGATGACACCCAGGTCCGTGGTTGCTGTTCCTGTCTTCCGCCCGTACTGCACTAAGCACGTCTTTTGGTACGAGCCGTTGGCGTAGTCGAGAATATCAACAGTCGCCGGGGACATCACGTCGCTGGCCGTCCCGTGCGCGCCGGCCAGGATGGCAGTAGTTGCCAGCGACTCACCGGACGTGATCGTCGCAGCCGACGCGGTTGTGTATTGCCAATCGTAGTTAGAGCCTGCATCAAACGTTGTCCCATCAGTCGAAACCCGCATACCGATGTTCGTCGAACTCGTTGAGTTCCGTGTCGCCATCTCTATGCGGATGTGGCGATACGTCTGGGGAATGTTGGTGAATTCGATGTAACTGACCGAGCCACCTGCGGTCACCTCCGCAAGTCTGACCAGCGCACGAGGCCCATACGTGGTAGCCCCCGCCCCGGTGACATGCAGCACATCGCCGGCCGTCGTCGGCGTGCTGGCGCCGATGCCGACCTTGACCTCTAGAGCCTCCAGGATGTCCTGAGCGCGAGCAATGATGGCGTCAAGCTCGAAACCCGAATCATCCGTGTAGGTTGATGACGTTGGGTTCGCGAGGCTATCAAGCGATGTCGGATAGTCCGGCATGTTCTCTCCTTAGACCCCCCAGACCGCTGTGGCGTCGTCCCACTCGCTCGTGTCCCAGATGGCCCCGGTCAGGCTGGTTGCCGGCTCGCAGCCGAAGACGCACGATAGGACGGCGCCACCCGTCCCGCTCATAGACAGTCGTTTCGTCTCAATCCACACATCGTTATTCAGGCCGGTGTTGGCATCAACAATCGTGATGCGGTCGCCCACCTGACGCTGCAACATGTGCTCTACATGCGCATCGTCGGCGTTTCGGACGGTGATGCTGATTGACGGCCGCTGCTCCTGGTATCGGGTGACCCAGGTGTTCGCCACGGCTTCGGCTTCGGCCGGCTCGATCTCCGGCCAGCCGGGCACTTGGTAGGTCTGCTCTCCGAAGGTGGCAATAGAGGCCGAGGCGTCAACCGAGTTCGGGACGGTCGTTTCTGACTCGACGGTCAGCGGGTAGGCCCGGAGCTGGATGTCATCCAGGGTTGCCCCACCTACGCCAGCGCCGAACACGATAATTGCCGAGAATCCCGAGGATGACTCGATGATGGCACTTGCCGAGCCGGCAGTCGTCGTGAAATCCGTCACGTCAACCGGCGTCACCGGGTCAGTGAACGGCGTCGATGGCCGCGCGATCAACGTTCTGGTCTCGCTCGGCGGGATCGTCAGCGTATCGCCGTACTCCCAGACTGATTGCAGCGTGCCGACCGTGCGCCGGCGCGTCAATACCGTTGCCCGATTGACGATCTGGTCAAAGCCCGGTTCGTAGGTCAGCGCGGTGTAATAGAGTCCAGACGCATTCTCGCCGTAGAACGTCGCCTGACTATCCGTGGAGCGTGTCTCTGTCGTCCGGTAGTTGCGGCCCTCGAAGTGGAAGATATCCGTCTCAGGGTCAATGTAGATAGCCGCGCCCGGCCCCTCGCTCGCCAGCACCTCTACCATTGCGTCCCACGGGCTGCGATCATCACACCACCAGTAGAGGAACGTCGCGCTAGCAATCTCAATGCGCCGCTGGTCGGCCGGCCATCCGACCTCGTCCAACAGCGCCGAGATGGCGTTGTCCGTCCGGAACAGCGGAGATACGGGTACGCTCACCCGTTGCCCAATCAACTTGCCCAGCAGGCCGAGCGTTGAGAGCCGCACCCGCCGATCCCCGATAGCGACCGTCTGGTCAATCGAGTCGATCACGGTTGTGGCTAGCCGCTGGACACCGCGTCCCCGGTACGGCACATGGGCCTGATAGAGCGTGTGCGAGCGGTACAGCCGCGTCTCACCGAATGCCGCAGAAATACGCACGGGGCGGCCCGTGAGCACCTGCTGATAGATTGGACTATCGGCCCGTAGCTGGCTGTACGTTCCGTCGTCGTTGTACAGATCGAAGTCTGCGGCCGGCACCATCGGTGGATGAAACGCCCGCGCGCCGTCGCGGCCAGTCTCGATGGTGACGCCAGGACTGCTAGGGACATCGGCGGTCACGTCGTCATACGCGCCCGTGAATGCGCCGCTGCCATCCCACGACACCTCGACGATTGGCTCAACATAGCCGGGCATCAGAGCCGGCCTCGCCGCTGCGCCGACTCAAGCCCGACGATCACCGCCTCTTCGATGTCTCGACGGTTGGCGAGCAGGCTGCCGCTAACGTTGACCGAGACGACGTAGGTGTCGCCGCCACCACCCGAACTGATGCGGTGATTCGGAATGATGTTTCCGCTTGAGAACGGAGAGAACAACTCCGGCCCACGCTCACCTACCAGATAAGTTTTCCCTCGGGAGACCGGCCCGCCGGCGGCTCTTTCGTCGTCCCACCATTTATCTCGCTTGCTGTCGCCATCATCGCCGCCGCCGCCATCACCTACCTCTTCGATAGCCTCGGCTGCCTTCTCAGCGGCTTTCCGAACGTCGTTCAGCTCGTCAACGATGTCGCCGAAGTCGGGCGGTTCGACTGAATCGAGCGCTTCCTGGAACCCCTCAATCGGCTTGACGCTCTCGGTAAAGCCAGACTCCACCTCGCCCAGCGACTCGACGACAGCGCTCCCCATCTCTTCGACGGTGCCCTGAACGTCGCTGCCCATCGTCTGGTACTGGCTGGTGACGTTGCCGGCCATATCCGTGATAGTGGCGATCATCTCGCCTGCCGCGTTCTGCGTGATGGTGAGGGTGCCCGTCCCCATGTCGGTGACGCTGGTCAGCGTCTCCTGACTCATCGTCGCAACTTCGGCGGTGACGCCGGCGCTCATTGTTGCTGTCTCTGCCGTTACTGCGGCTCCAAGCGTCGTGTACTGGCTCGTCACGTTGCCAGACATGTCGGTAATCGTCGTGATGTAGTTGCCGCTCATGTCCTGCACGGTCGTCATGATCGCGCCACCGAGGTCGGTCGTACTCGTCAGGACGCCGGCCGCCATGTCGCCCATCGTCAGACTGACGCCATTCGCGAGCGTGGCGTACTGGCTGGTGACGTTGCCGCTCATGTCGGCAATCGTGGTGATGACGCTGCCGGCTGCGTCGTGCGTCGTGGTCATCATGGCGCCGCCGAGGTTCGTCACGCTGGTCAGGGTTGCCTGCGTCTGTCCGGCCACGCCTGTCGCCATCGTGCCAAACGCGCTGACGACCTCTCCGCTGGCAGCGGTCGTTGCCGGCCCCATCAGGCCAACGCCGTCCGTGACCTGCTTGCCGCCCGTCGTGAACGCCGCACCCATCTGGCCGCCCAGCGTGATGATGTCCTGAATCGGCCCCATCAAGGCGGCCATCTCGGCAACCGTCATCCAGGTTTCGCCGCCGGCAAACGTCCCCGTGGCGCCCACGTTGAACCGTCCGCTCGACGGGTCAAACCCGGTTGAAGCGAAGTAGTGGCCGGGCGTTGAGAAGCCGGTCATCGGGCCGGCGTTGGCGGCCATCGTCGTGATGTCCGCCGCCGACATGCCGGACGTGCCCATCCGCACAGCGTTGACGCCCTGCATCCCGAGCAACCGCATAAAGTTGTCGGTGCCGCCCATGCCGGCCTCGGTCCAGCCGGCGGCGCGTGCCAACTGTTCAGCCTCGGCCGGGTTCGGCGTGCGGCCTGTCGCCTGAGCGAACAGATAGGCGGCGTATGGACCACAGGCAGCGGCGGCCTCTTGCGGCGTCATGCCGGCCGTCGCGCCCCACTGGGCTTGACTGATCCTGATGTCGCCCATACCGGCGTTCGGGACGGCCACGCGCCCGGCGAGCACCCGCTGGGCGTAGGCTTTCGACTCGCCCGGGATACCGCCACCAGGACCGGCGTTGTACGCGATCAGCGCGCGCTCTTCGTCCCCGAACTTGTCAATCATCTGTCGGAGGTAGCGCGCGCCGCCACGGACGTTCTGCTCCGGATCGTGCGGATTGACACCTAGACTAGCGGCAGTGCCGGGCATCAACTGCGTCAGCCCGATGGCGCCGGCCGGCGACCGCGCGCCCTGATTGCCGTTCGACTCCTGCTGGATCAGCGACGCCAGCAAGGCCGGGTCTACGCCTTCCTCCCGCGCGATCTTATCCCACACGGCATTGCCGGAACTGCCGCCGCCCGTCCGGTTGGACAGCGAGGTCATGCCGGCCCCGCCCCCGCCGCCCATCCAGCTCGGCCACTGTATGCCGCCGACCGCCTTCGTGACAACGTCCTGCAACCACTTCCCGAGCGCCGCGATGGCCTCACTTGGACTCATGCCCGTGATGCCCTGGACAATCGCCGTTGCAAAGCCAGTCGTAAAGGCATTCAGGATCTCGGCGAGGCCGAGGACTGCCGTGATGACGCCGACCAGCAGCGCGGACAGCGTGGTCTTCACGTCCTCCCAGGTGATCGCCTTGATCGTGGCAACAAACGCATTCGTCCAGGCCGCCAGCACCATCGCCGCACCAACGATCAGACCAATAGCGGCTACCGTCATGGTAACCATCAGTTCGCCGGTTGTCGTGCCGATGGTCTTCCAATCGACCGCCGCCAGCGTTGCCGTGATGGTGGTCAGCCACTCCGTGATGATTGGGCCGGACTGCGCCAGAGAAACAATCGCCTCACCAACCATCGTGCCCAGCAGTGTCCCGGTGGACGTAGCAAGCCCCGCCCAGTCAATCGCCGCGATGGTGTCCGTGAACCACTGGTACAACGCCTGAGCAATCGTTGCGACCTGACTCCCCAGCCACGTCACCATTTCCGACAGCATCCCGCCCAGCGCTTCGAGCAATGGCGGAATCATCGGCGCCACCCAGTCAACGAACGCCTGACCCCACGCGGTCAGCAGTTCCGCCACTTCGGCGCCGATGTTGACGAGCAGCAGGATGTAGTTCTGGAAGGCGGCCGGGAGGTCGCCCGTCAACGCCTGCTGTACGATGATGACGTAGCCGTCAACGAATCGGCCGGCAATCTCCCATGCGATGCCTAGCTGGTCTAACACCGGCTTGACGGTGGTGTACAGCTGGCTCATGGCAATGCCGACCATGCCAACCATGTTCATAAACGGCGTGAGCGTGGCGCTCGGCTCCCACGCTCCAGCAAACGCCTCGCCAACCGTGCGCCACGCATCGGGCAATTGCTCGATGATCTCGATAGCCTGCCCAACGTACACGTTGGCAACGTCGGCCATCTTTTTCAGTGCCGGCGTGAACAGGCCGCCGAGCATGATGGCCGCTGTTTCTAGCGAACCCTTCAGCTTCTCGACGCTGCCCCAGAGGTTGTTGAGCCGCTCCTCGGCTACCTGCTGGGCGGTAACCTTCCCCATCGCCTCGGCCATCTTGTCGAAGCCCTCAGCGCCGGCTTCGAGCAGCACCGCGCCCGCTCGGATGGCGTCCGACCCGAACAGAATCTCCAGACTGGCGAGCTGCTGCTGTTTGGTCATGCCGGCCATTGAGGTCTTCAAGACTTCTGCGATCTCAGCGAACGACTTCGCCTTGCCCTCTGCGGTAAAGAATGCGTTCGCGCCGTCCGCCGTGACGATGCCCAGTTTTTGAAACTCTTTCCATTGCGCCTTAGTGCTGGGCTGGAGGTTTAGCATCATCGTCTTGAGGCTGGTACCAGCATCGCTACCCTTGATGCCTGCGCTACCCATGACCGCGATAGCCTGAGAAAGACTCTCGAAGTTGATGCCGACCGCCGCCGCCACAGCGCCGGCCGCGCTCAGGCTGAACTTGTAATCAGTCACGCTGATGGCTGAGGCGTTAGCCGCGCCGGCGATGACATCGGCAACGTGGCCCATCTCTGCGCCCTTGAGGCCGAAGACATTCATGGCGTTGCTGGCGATCTCAGCCGCGTCCGCCACGCTCACCGCGCCGGCTGCCGCGAGATCAAGCGCCGCCCTGGCTCCACCACCCATCACGTCGGCAACCGAGACGCCAGCCTTGACTAGCTCTTCAATACCTTGCGCCGCCTCAGTGGCAGAGAAGCTGGTGTCCTTGCCGAGTTGCAGGGCTGACTTGGTGAGCGCTTCCATATCGGATGCTGACGCCCCGGAGACGGCAGACACCGCGCTCATCTGTTTCTCGAAGTCGGCCGCGCTCTTGGCGCTCGCCACGAACGCAGCACCAAGAGCAACCGTTGCGCCGATCATGGCGCCGCCGAGAGCCGCCGTGATGGCAGAGCCGGTGCTGCTGACCTTTGAGCCGAGCGTGTCTAGCCCACGCTCTGCTGCGCTGACATCAGCCCCTACGACAATCTGAAGATTGGCAAGTTCAGCCACTATCGGTGACCTCGTGCCTGATTCATGCGCTGCTGCCGCGCCCGTTTGCGCTGGTGCTCATTCTCGGCCCCGATCTCGGCGTTACGGACTATCGATATCCAGCGCTGCCAACAGGGCCAGCCAGCGGTGTGCTCAAGACCGACGAGGGTCCAGGGAGCGACCCCTGCCCATTTGGCGGTGACGATGGCTCCGTAGTAGTCGGGGATACGCTCGCTGCTGAGTCGGCCATCACTGGCGAGCCACGCTTGGATGGCCTTCTGCGGTTTGGGTCGTTCACGTCCCTGAATATCGCGCCGAGGATGGCCGCTGGTAGACCCGGCGGCAAGTCCACGAGGGTATCAAAGTTGATCGGCACCGAGACGCCGCCGTCCGTGATATCCCACCCGCGCTCGTCCTCCGGCACGTCCGGGCCGGACGGCAGCAGCACGCGAATCAACTCGTCGATGATCGCCTCTACGTCCGGAAAGCGCGTAGTGCCGTCAAGACTCATAACGCCAACCATCACCCGCTTCATCGCGATCAGCGCGCGGTTGTTGAGGTCGGCGCGGTAGCGGACGAGGACGGTATGCCCGCTCCAGTCCACATCCACCTCGCCGTGGCCGCGCTCAATAGCCTGTAGGTCGTAAGCCATCTGGCAACTCCTGTATACTTCTCCTGCTGTAGCACTCGCCTTTGCGGGCGGGTGAGGATTGAAACCGGGATATCAACGACCCGAACCGAAGACGGCCATTCGCCCTAGCCCCCACCGTGAGGTGGGGGCTTCTTCATGTCACAGAGTGCTACTACCGTTGATCAGCGTTACTTTGATCCAAGACCCCCACGTCGCATCGTAAACGTTCGCAAACGACCACTCGAGCGTCGAGAGCAATCCGTCTTCGTCGCCTCTGGATGGGGCCGACTTGACTTTCAGGGCAAGGTCAATCGTCAGGCTGTACGGCGTGACCGCAGTAATCATGGTGCCGCTCGTTGCCGTGTACCGGACGAACACGCTGCTACCAGCGCGCATGTTGGTGACCAACGCCGTAGCCGCCGTGTCGTTGCCCATACGCAACATCGCCTCCAGCGTTGGCTTCTGGACACCGTGTGCGGCAAACGAGTTGAATGATGAGTTGATCGGCCAGATTGGGCCGAGCAGATCGGCAATCGAGAAGTTGAACGCGAAGTCTCGCAGCAGCTTCGTGACGCCCAGCCCGGCCCCGGCCGAGTCCAGGTAGATATTGCCTTCGGCCGGCAGGATCGGCACCAGCGTCGGCACGGTCACGCCGGTCGCCGCAAGCGTGGCGGTGTAGTCCAGCCGGCGGGCGAACATATCGCCGCCGATGGTCGGCGCCGCTGTCCGGCTAAACTCCAGGTTCAGGCCGGACAGCAGCCCGTAGTTGGCCTCCTCTGCCGTGCCGCCAGAGACGCCACGACGAATCGTCCAACTCTTCGGTGTCCACGGGGTAGACGCTGATGGGTTCCAGACCCATTGCCTTGCGGCGGCGTCCCCGCCGGTCGGGCTGGTGATGACCGCCGCTCCTAGCAGGTTGGACAGCGGGTACTGAATCTCGCTGTACGTCGGGTAGCCACTGAGCGCGCCGGTCGCCCACTCCTGGCGCGGCGCCACAATGGAGCCGGGCAACTGCCCGGCCGGGCTGAACTCGTCAAACTCGGCGGCGGTGTCTAGTTCGACGTTCAGGCCGCCAAACTGGATAGTGGGCGCGACCGCCGTACCAATGGTCGATTCGACACCGATCTGGACTACCTCGCTTACTGGGTAACGATCTGCCATTCTGGATCACCCCTCTCTCTAGGCGTAGGCTGGCGTGCGGTACGTCGCCACGATGTGTGAATACGACTTGCCTGCGTCGTCCTCAATGAACGCCATCACTTGATCTCTGGTCAGTTCGACAACCCGTACCGTGTCCTTCGTGCCTCCGGTGTTCTGGAGCACCGTGTCTACGCGGTCGGCAATGCTGTTCGCGTAGTTCACACCGTCGCTGACCACCCGCACATCAACGAGCACATTCTGAAAGACCCGTATGCCGCCGATGGTGTTGGTGTCGGTGCCAGACACCAGCGACACGGTGACGGCCGGCAGCAGGGCAGTCTGAGGCACGCGGTCGCGGTAGATACGCCCGCTCACCAGCGTGTTGACGCCGCCGGCGCCGGTGTCGGCTTTCAGCAGGTCGAACACGAGACTCGCCACACGCTGCCCCTCGATCATCAGAGTTTCCCTAGCACGGCCTTGACCGCCGCCGCGAACAGCGGCAAGTTCTTTTCAGCAGCCGGCCGCATGAACGGGTGTGGCCCGCGTCCCCTGCTGCCGAACTCCTCGTACACCCCGTAGTTGACGGACGGGCCGACCGTCCCCGTCATGCCGTCGTTGCTCATGACCGTGTGAATCGAGCGCTGCAATGTGGCGGTAATCACGTGCACCCGTGCTTTCGCGTCGGCCTCGATCATGAAAGCGTGCTTCTGAACCTCAGCGGCCACCAGCGGGCGCAACGACGCGCTGATCTGCGGGAGCCTGTTGCTCACGACCCTGATCGTCACCCCGGTGTTAGCCATGAGGAGCCATCTCCCGTCGCTGCTGTAGGCGCGCCTGAATGCGGTCCAGCCGGCGCCGCTCCAGGACATCCGCGATCTCTTCGGCTGACGCCCGCGAGCCGTCAATGGGCTGCGTCGTGGCCGAACTGCCGGCCCCATCGTCAGGCGGTGAAGTCACCCGGGTCACCGCGCCCGCACCCGCGCGCGTGAACCCGAACACGCCAGCGGCAGACAGGGACACCGCCACCCAGCCGGCGAATATCTGCCATGTGTCCGTGCGGACCGGCGGCCACATCGGCTGGCTAGACAGCCAGAGAGCCACACCGATACCGGAGAAAACAATGACGATGACCGGCCCCCACTGATCTTTGAGTCCAGCCCACTTCGTAAGCTGCACCAGCGCAGTGACCGCCGCCGAGATCGCCACAATCGACTCCGCAGACATCAGAGGACGTGCCCGGCTGCGAAGAACGCCAGCCCGACCCGCTCCAGGCGGTAATCTGACGCCAGCGGCACGGCCGAGAGGATGAAGAGGATGATGGCGACGATGTAGCAGACGCCGCTGAGTCCGAGTGTCATGGTGTCAGACCTCCTTCTGGGGCAGCGCGTCGGCAATCGCCTGAACGGTCACCCACAGCGCACCGAAACGTCGCTATCCTGGATCACATGCGGCCGGCCCTCGAAGCGGAACAACATCGCCCGCTTCACGTCCTCAGTGAACACCCGGCGCGCGTAGCGCTCGGCGTCGAAGCCCTCATCCAGCGGCGCGTAGTTGCGCATGGTGTAGGTGTCGCCATCCTTCGAGGCCGTCGCCGTGCACCAGATGACGGGTAGACCAACCTGCTTCGGCGGGTCCGCCGTCCAGGAGGCGGACTCGGCGTAGGCGGTGCTCGGCAGCAGCAGGAGCGCCAGCAGGCTCAGCAGCGCGATGTAACGACTCATGTTATCTCTCTGCAAATACATTCACGAGCGGTTTCGTAGCTACGGGCGCCCACGCGCGACAGCTCGAAGGTCCGCGCGCCAACGACGATCCGATCCTTGACCGTCACGTCCGTCAGCGCCGGCAGCCAGATCGTCCACTGGTTGATGGCTGCGATGGACGCCCCTCCGGCCAGCGCTTCATTCGCTCCTGACGCCAGCGGCGAGACGCGACAGGCCACCGTAGACAGCGTCGCCCACGACACCGAGGTGCCGTCGCCGGTGCTCGTCTCCGTGGCCCGCTGGATCACAGCGGTATCCGGCAGGTACGTCGCCTGAATGCCGCGCAGGTACTCCAGCGGGATGGTCACGGCGCCGGCTTCTCAGCGGTTGGCGACGGCTCGTCATGGTGCCGCGAGGCCGGCTCGTGGTACTCGGTGCCGTCGCCGTTGCTGATGATGCGGAAGCCGGCGTCAGCGTAGGTTTCCATCTCACCCTTCGCATTGCGGTGGTGCTTGCCGCGCCGGAAGTCCGCAGCCTGAATCGCGTAGCTCTCGCCAGTTTTTGGATATT